TTCCTGATCCATCGCCTAGTAGCGATACATGATAATTATTTCTATAATCTACATTGACAATACTTGTCATAATAGCATTATTTAAAGATTCCCAGTTAGATTGCCCATTAGACCAATTTAAATCAATAAATCTTTGCTTGCATGGAAGCATACAGCTTGCTATAATTAAAGCATCGTTTGATTTTGTAGATTTAATTTGATTAATAAGATTTTGATAATCGGAAATAATTGCACCTGAATATCTATTCATATCATTAAGCCCAACTTGTATAAAAATATATTTATGAGATTCTTTATTAGTATAATTTTGCCATGCTAATAATTGATCTGCAATAGTATCTCCCGGATGTGCTAAACTATATGCAGAATAACCATCAGCGATTTCAAAATCAGTAAAAAGACCTTCAGCAATAGGCCTTAATCTACCTGTAGAAGCCATTGTACTGTCACCAAGAATTACGGCACTTTTTGATACATCTACATTTCCAGAAAGCATAAATAAAAGTAAACTCATTCTAGTAATTGTATTTAGGATATACAAGAATTCCTTCATAAGAAGAGGCGTCTGCAATATCACAACACGGTGTCAGAATAGACAACGAAGTTTGACTATATGTATATATTGTGGACCAAGTTATAGCATCTGCACTTTTTTGAAGATGTAAATTACCAGTTACATCTCTATATATTGCATAATAATAACCAACGGTTACGGCTTCTATTAGTAAATATCCACCGGACACATTTAAACCACATGCCATTATATTATCATTCGCACCTGTATTATAGAAATATATTCCTGCAAACATTTGAGTATATCCAACCCCAATACTACCTGTTGTAAATCCTAAAACACCATATACAGCTTTTACTGTATGTTTTATGTAGATTCTTCCTGATGCTGATAATTGATGTGATGGAGCAATGCCTAAATTTCCAAAACCTGCATTAATTCCTCTGAAAATACCATTATTATTAGTAATATTTGCACCTGCAAAATTTAATATATTTGTTTGTTCCGGAATACTTATCGATGCTGCTATCTTAGGAGTTGATAATTTACCGCCATCCCCATTTATATCACAGCAGATACTAAAACTATTGTTGTAGATTACTGGATAAATCAATATATTATCCCAGGTGATTTCGTCGAAACTCTCTTGTAAAATTATATTACCTGAATTATCTTTCGTTAATGCATAAAAATATCCGGTTTTAGCAGAATAAAGAGTATTACGATAACTTCCATAAACACCACCACACATGTATATTATAGAAGCATGTATGAATAATCCAACAGACATTCCCGAATATCCAACCCCAATACTACCAGTTGTAAATCCAAATGCAGCATCAGTATCACCAGATTTAAATTGGAAATAAACTCTGTTAGATACTCCCGCTACTATATAACCTGAACTAATACCTAAATTTCCATAACCAGAATTAACACCACTCCAAATTGAATTAGTATTAATTAAATTACTTCCAATAAACACAATATCGCTTACGCCTTCAATGAATGTATAAGTGGAAACGAATTGATGCAGAGTAACTAACTTTCCACTATAATTTAAAATTGCAATTAATGTTTTTTTAGTTGAACTTGTTGCTATTATTTTCCCAGCAATACTGAGATTAAATCCATTACCATCAACTAAAATAGATGCTTCTTCTCCATTCTTAATAATAATATCAATATTTGTATCTTCGGTTATTGTCAATGTTTTTTTTGCGCCATCCGTTTCAACATTCCATGTAAGATTGTCAAGATTTGAAGCTTCAATAACCGATGAACCTCCACCGGTACCATTTGCACCATTATAAACTGTAAACGTTGACGTTATGGCATCTGTATACGTTATTGTGTATGTGTCTGTTGTACCGGCAGCACCGTTACCTGCAGTGCGTTCGATAGAAACTATTCCCCTTCCATCATCACCATTAGTAATAGGTACATTAATAATTGGATTTTTCGGGTCAGTTTTATCTATTTCAACGTTTGTACCTTCGACGATTGATTCAATTCCAGAACCTGAACCACCACCATCAATATCATCCGAAACTTTAGTAATATAGCATACGGTAATGTATCGTGGGCGCATATCGAATGCAATGCCTTTTCCGATAGTATTCGTTACGCCAATAGAGGCTTTTGCTCCAGGTTTAGCATAAATATCGTAGTCTTGGTTACCTTTTAAATGATTAGTCGACCATACAGGAGGAGCAAGAGGATTAGAATCAAGAGTATTATTCCCCGGATCGTTAGAATTAGCGAAAATGTAGAAAAATGTTGGAGGCAACTCATCTTGAGTAAGTGTGTGTTTATTTGAACCACCGACATTGCCAACTTTACCATAATTTTCAATTCCTTTTCCTTCAATAGCATCATCGAATGGTATCGAAAATTTAGCCGGATCATAGCCAATGGCAAAACTACCCCTTCGATCCCGAATAGTGACACCATTAATCTTAACGCCTCCGTTACCATTTGCCAGCACAAATCCTGTAGGTATGGGTCCAAGGTCTAAATCCCATTCAACGGTCATTCCTTTTCTAATTCCAGAGGTAGATTTTGAAATCGCATCTTTTATTAAATCTGAAGTTACTGGAGCTATATTATTGGCAAAGAAATTAATCATGTTTTCCAAAATAGCACCCACTCTGATGTGCGTATTTTTAGAAATACCGGTTTCACTTTTTATTACCTCTGCGGCTGCCAATAAATCGTCAATTGTCATAGCTTCTTGTTTTTTGTACAAATAAACTTTGTTCGGAATGCATAAAAAAAGACACTCAAAAATTGAGTGCCTCATGTATTATGGCTTGAAATTCTTCCCCGTATAACTCGGCTCGTTTTTCGTTCATCACTTTAAGTGAATGGAAAAATGATTTATTATACCAGGGCTTTGTCTTCCGTTTTTTCCCTGTCAGCATATAATCGCCAAATTTTACCCCACGTCCAACACCCATATCCACCATACGCCCATAATATAGATAGGTGAATACTATTTTATCGACATTCCCTCCGCTTTGGCGGAGTAACTCCATGTGGAACGAACTAAATAATGCACCTGTATCATGAATCCGAAGGGCTGCAACTTTATCCTGCCAAATAGTGATCATCATCTTAGCCCAGGCTTCATAATAAGCATTTATGTCCCGGCTAAGCGTCCCAGTCGTTTGCATTGTCTATTAGTTCTACGGGTTCTTCGATGGTTGGGATGAAATAAATTCCGCAGGTACCGGCGGCAAACATTCCTCCAACTTCATGATAAGGAATTCTGTTTTTATCCAGGTACATTAAATCGGGCAATAAATTGGAATCTTTAATGAGTTTTGCCAATAGTTTTTTGTGTATCAGACGGGTTTCGTTTGTTTTTTCTTCCCGATCGGTTTGGCTTTTAAGATCGTATTTTTTCAAAATATACACTACTACAGATCGGCGATTGAAATATCCACCACCTTGCCGAATGGTAACGCCATCGTCAGTATCATCTACGGCAATGTAGTCTTTTGAGCCTTTTACGTCTGCAAGTATTCCCTCCAGGTAATCAAGCCCGGTAACGCGACAAAATTTATAGTCAGTTTTTGTCAACTTCAACTTTTTCTGAAGATTTTCGAAATAGGTTACTGCGTTCCACATAATTAAGTAGTTTTCATTTGTTTTGCAAGTTCTTTGGACTCCTTTATTTTTGCATTCATTTCATGCAATGCATCCCACGTGAGCGAATTCAATACCTTTTCGCGCTTAGTAACGTCACCATTGTTGAGAATTCGAATCTGATTTTGTATGATTTCGTACATATCCGGAGGGGTGGATGAATCCCCACTTTCTGCACTATCAAACAAATCAGAAAACTTTCGTGAAAAATACTCTTTCACGCCGATTATCCACATCACTGTGCTCATTTTCTCTACAGCACTTCGTTTTTTGAAGTACCTGGCACGTCGTTCCGTCCGGTGGTTATCATATTTTTCGCCCTTTCGGCCGTAAAGCGTAGCCATGAGTAGGTGCAAGTGTTTTTCATCCTTCGTGAAAATATACGCCTGATAATAATTTTCGGCTTCCAAATATTGAAGAAACCGAACGTTTTCAAACAATGGCATACAGGGAACGTATCTACCAACTCGATGAAATGGCTTGAAACCGACATAATGTCGAGTCAGAAAATCCATTTTTTTAGAGAAATACGTTACTTCTTCCACTGTCAACGTGAAAAAACCTTTCAATCCTTTCTTCACAAAGAAGTATTTATCTTTTACCTGAACAATAGGTTTAATGCCGGTAAAACGAATAAAACATTTAGTCCAGATGTTTTCTTCAGGTGTTCCGGATACTTGCAATGTGGCAATATATCGCACTTGATTTTCGGTCATTTCGGCGTATTTACGCGGGGCAGTTAAGTTGATTGTATTCATATTACATTCCAAAAAAGAAAGTTGGATCAGATTGTTTGTTTTCGTATTTTGGTGATATTTTCAGCGCATATTCAGCACTTGCTTTATAAACAGGATAACTATCTAAGTCATTTTCAATAAGAACAATCAGATTTGTAAGCAATTCGTGTGCTTCTTTTTCATTGTCTTCGTAGAATTTAGCCAAAGCATGTTTACAAACGTCCACCACATAAGCATCCTTATCTGTGAGCGAATTAGACCTGTTATCTTCAACTAATTGTGTAATATAATTTACGCTTAATCGCTCTGTAAGTTCATTTTTCTGGTCCGTGATCAATTTTCCTTTAGCCTTCAGAAAATCTGCACGGCTGCCGTTGTCTGTTTTTGCATAGTTGGCAAAATCAATTCCGGTAAAGAAAAAGCAATTGGTAAGATTGTTGAATTGACTGCATTTCTTCCACTCGGCCAGTGCCGTTGCTGAAATAACAAATTGCATAATCAATAAATCGGTAGTTTTATCAATCGACTGTTTGCACCACTGCAATAAGCGTTCTACACGTTCTTTGCTTGCCGGCGCTAGGTTGTTATTTGATACTACCGCAAAACCGTTGTCTGTTTGCACCAGGTCAACAAATGGAATTGCATTCTGATAAGCTGTGAATGCAATAAGATTTTGAAAGTTTACTTTAATCGAGTCAGTATCTCCCAATGCTTCGATATAATCGTACAAATCAGCACCAACAAGCATTGTTTTAATTTCGCTGTCTGCCGAAATTATAAATGGCTGAATAGATTGAAACTTGGTACCTTCAGCTGTTGGAATGGATTTAATAAAATCCTCAATAGTTTTTATGATCATAATTGTAGTTTTATTGCGCCGGTGGTGTTGCAGTTCCTTCCATGGCATCTGTTTTTTTATCCAATGTCGTGAGCATCATAAATGGTATATCAAATTCAATATCCCAATTGTTATAATGTTTTATCACGAAATAAGGCTCAAGCAAAATATCTTTTGGAGCTTTCTCCAGGGCTTGTTTCATGGTGAAAATTTCGCGAACATTGCTTCCATTCAAATTGCTTGAACTTTTACCAGGTGTAGCACCGATAGAACTCGGGTGCACTCCCTGAGCATAACACATCATCGAACTACCCTCTTCCACATCTTCTATCCAGTCGCCACCCTCTTTGGTATTATTGATAATGTTGATTCGAACCATTGATTGTTCCTTTCCCAGAGGATCAACATAGAATCCGGAAAACCATACCTTGCCTGCATTCACCATACCGGTAAGAAATGACTTTATATTTTCTTTCTCCAGGATAATTCTGGCAACTCTTTTTTCCGGATCAGTAATTGACTCGCGCTCAAAAAGTATATCCCAGTATTTGTCATTAATTTCAACTTGATATTTCACTACAAGTCCATTGGTAAACTTTGCTTTTTTACCGGCAGGAATAAGTTGCTTGATGTCATACCAACCACTGTTGAAAATAGACCAATAATAAGGAAATGGATAATACTTGTTCCCTGGAATAGGAATTCTGTTTATCATAGCAAATTTGCGCGTTTTAGTAGCCGGACGTGTTTTCCCATCTTCATCCGGAAGTTTTCCCATACGGACCATCAGGTCGCCCAACGGATCATCAACATCCAATAATTCTAATTCTTCGCGAACGGTTTTATTTGGTGCACCTTTTTCCCAATTGCCATAAATAACATGCTCCAATGCTCCGGTAGCAGGATTACATGTTTCAAGTCGACAATAAAGCGCATCTTTGTGACGAAGTTTTACGATTTTATTCCCATCACCGCTCAAAATAAGTACGCAAACGGTAAAGAAAAAATGTTTTAAATCAGTTTGTTGCTCAAAAACATACTTCGTTGGTCGATTGAATTTAAAAAATTCCAATATTTCCTGATCCGTAATCTTCGACTTGTCTTCTTTCGTATATGTCAACCCATTACTATATGAAGACAATATATTGTAATAAGTATTAGAACTCATCACCTCATCATTTCGCATAAGTGTGAGTATTTCATTCGGCCGAAGATTATCATCACCCCAGGGAACATACCCGCGCAAACTTCCGGCATCAGGAAGTGCCAACGGAACCAGGTTATCGGTATCAAATACCGTGGTACCTTCGTTCATTTTGTCGATTGCCTTTTTGGCAATTTCATTCAGCGGAATTTCATGTATCTCTTTTGCCATAATACTTAAATATAAATTTCTTCGTCATTAATTTCAAAAATGCAAAGCACCGGAGTAGTGCGTACTTCGCGGCTTTCTACAAAAATCAGGTTAGCCGTATTTCGTTTGTAATTGGTAGAAGTACAAACTACATTGTTGTAGATCAGTATTTCTCCATTCGATTTCCACACCCGGCAATTAAATGGTTTACCATCTCTCAGTATTTTTCTAAGCACACTTATATGTATCATTATCAATCGTATGTTTCATCAAACGTATCATCGAAGATACCTTTTGCTGCATTCGTAAATTCAAGGTGATTGTTTTTCGCATGGCGGTAGCTAAACTGAAATGATTGCAGTTCATTGGCTTCCGTATCTGTTTTTTCTATCGAAGTGATGGTTATTTCTTCGTCCGATCCGGTGCTTCCTGGTTTATAAGTAGAAATATCGTAACTACGCAGCAAGTCATCTGTCCAGTCCATTTCGGACGAAGACAGATAACCACTATTCGCCGTTTTCTCAGCAACAAAGTCCTGAGTAATTTTACGGTAATGGTTATCAATATTGGCAAGGTTGTATTCAGCTGTTTTTTTTGTTTCTACCTTACCGGTGGCAGTAAATGTTTCCAATACGCCAAAACAATTGGTAAAAACGAAGTATTTAGCATCTCGGTAAGGTGTGGTATCTACTAAAAAAGTAGTTTTTCCGGTTTCAAAGTCGGTACCGGTGAGCCAAATTTCATACTGAAGTATATCTGTTGAAAGCGCAAGTCCGGCAGCCGTAACCAGTGCACCCATGGAAGCATTGAATGTCGTAACCTGATCGCTGGCCGAAGCTGCTATGTTCCCAAGCGTACCGGCAAGCTGAGTAACAACTCCATTGAGTAGGTAATATACGTTGAAATGCTTAGTTACAGCTCCGAAACTGGTTTTTTGTAGAAACGAAAGATACTCGTTTCGGTTTTTCGAAGTCCGCTTTTCAAGGTATGACCGGGTAAGGAAATTTAGTTGAGTCCATACATTGGCATCTACCGACATATCGGCGTCACATTTCAACACATTGAAAGAACTTGTATGCGTTGAAACTCCCTCGGTAATAGTATAACTGAATGATAATAGCAGATTTTGAGCATTCAGGTATTTCTCTAGTACATCGCCCAGGTTACGAATACGTAGAGTATTTGAAGTGTCGTAAACGTATTTTTCGAGTAAAATAACATCATTCCCTTTTTTCAATTCAAACGTAACTAACGTATCATCCCCGTTTTTTGTCAGGATGATATCAGGTATATTTTTCTGAAAATACAGCGAATTCAGCGTCGGTTCTTGAGTTACAAGCATAAAAAAAGCGATTGAATAATTTGTTGATACAAATTAAATTCAATCGCTCAGGTGAAAAAAAGACAGAAATATATAATAATCTAGTGTTCGCGAAGCTCCATTGCGCCATCTTTTCGCATAAGCCATACTGGCGTTGCATCGTCAAAATCTATCGAGTAACCATGTGTTGAAAGGTAAACTGCAATTTCATTCGTCGATAAGTCCGCCATGGGGCGAATGTCTAGTTTAATTTCTTCACTTGTTTTACGTATCGTTGCATTTTCTTTCGTGGCCGGTTGGAATTCTCCACAATATCGAGAAAGGATTACTTCTTTGAATGTAACTGGCACATTCTTAGTCCTCGATTCGTATTGTTCTTTCAGAAATTTAAGCAATTTTGTTGTATCTATTTTACCTTTCATCCAACTATTGGCCAGAAATTCATCCC